CGGGAAATATTGGCGGCGTTGATCGTCTGTAAGGTTTCTGCGTGTCTGCGTCAATCTTGCCTCTGCCTCGCCAGTCAAGGCTTGGTATGCGTCAAACGCATCCATTTGAGAAAGGTTTACCATTTTCTGGCGTTCGTCTAACAGATCAAGGTAACGTTGAGCCGCCTCAGACCTAAACTCCGCTGGCTTACTAAAGTCCCCGGCGTCGTAGTTTGCCTTTTTCAACTGGTCGTTTAGATCTTGGATTTTGAAGTCGGCCTCTTGCTTAATCCGTTTAATCATGCCTACAGAGCCGCCGCGACCAAAGTCTTCCAACTCTTGGACACCATGCTGAAACTCATGCAACGAAGTTGACCGCGTTTGATCTGCGCCATCTGCTAATGCTCGTTTGTACACATCCATTTCGGTTCCGTCTTTTGACATAGAACCAAGAAATCCGGGCTGGTTTCGATCTTGTCTTACTTTGATATTACGTAATTCAGGGTAAGCCTCATACAGCCTGTCGTGTTTAAAAGCAAGGTCTGCCCTCTGACCAAATCTCTCTGGCGCTTGCAACTCATCGACCAGCCCCTTCATGTTTTTGTTTTCTTGACGCAGTCCCTTTTGCGCCGCCTTTAGTGCTGTTGGGAACAAGTCTGGGTAAGCGTTAGATGCCGCCAACCTGTCTTTGTTTTCAGCGATCTGGTCGCGCAAGGTCTTAGCACGACCACGCATCATCTCGGTTGTCTGAAACTCAGAGCCAATGTCGCTGATCTCTTGGCGCATTTGTCCATCGGGCGCTTTTGCTGTGCCAGTCTGTTGCCAAACCTCTTGAGGAGTCGCGCCGCGTTTCAGCATCTTCTGAGCCTCAAACGCCATGTCTTTGTTCCACAGCCTTGATGCAGGGCCGATAAACATCCCGACCGGGTTATACGCATCTGCCATCATCTGTGTTAGTCGCTGGCTCTCAGGCGTATCAGGCATCACCGAGCCACCAGCCTTTATGCTGGACATAGTCTGGTCTGCCAATTGGCCAGTAAGCGCGTTTAGCACCCCCGCCCTGTCGTTAGCGTTGCCAACAATCTGTTGTGCAGATCCTGTCGGGTCTGTCAGTACGTCTAATAGCTTGCGCTTAAACGAATCAGCAGTGCTGTAAATGGATGCTAGTGGAGACGCCATTACTTTTTGCCTCTCTTCTTTGGAATTAGCGGCTTGTTCATGTCTGGCATACCGTACTTGTCTTCAAAAGCAAGCATTGCATCAAGTAGGCCGCGCTCTTTACGCAACTCTTGAAAACCCTTAACGCGGTCAATTATCTCTGGAGTTATTACTTGAGACACGCCATCTTTTCTTCTTGTCAGTGCGGCTAACAAGGACGACCTGTTAAACGCATTGTCCGCCTTGTTTTCTGCGGCAAAGGTATTACGCATATTTTCAATGGCGTCTTTCATAAAGACTTCGGCAGGCATATTCTCGACAGTGCCCAAGTAAGTGCCAGAAAAATCGGTGTCGTATGTTCTGTTGTTTGACTTGCTTAGTGTTACCGGGTCTGTGCCATGCGTAATAACCGTGTTCATTCCAAAGCCAGACGGGATACCAATCAGATCTGGATCTGAAATTGCATTGTATAGATCGGCTTTGTTATATCCAAAAAACTGCTCGTTTGGCTTTTGACGCATGATTGCCATTAGTGCTTTGCGGTAATCTCCGCCATTTGGCCCTTTCAATTGAGCCTGACCAATTGGTGTTGCAATCCCAGCAAACGGCGGCTTTTTCTCCAATAATGCAGATTTTGCCATTGCGTCGTCAATTTCAGACGCCTTTGCCTTGGTTAGTTTTGGCAATATAAAGCTGTCCATTAACACATCAAGTGGCTGGACAGAAAAGTCTTCTCCAAACTGCCCCATTGTCATGGCCGTCTGGTCAATCTCGCCAGTTCCACCAGTTGCTAGGTTTTCTTTTCTGGCTTGGTCAACGCGACCAACAACTCTTTTAGATATACCCTCGTTTGATGAACCAGCAATTTTTTTCTCAATATGCCCAACATCACGTGGATACATTTGTCCGCCGTGTGTAACGGCATCGCCTTGTATCGGTTCATCAGACACAGAAACAATGCGGCGATTACGGCTCGATGCATCCCACGGCATTAAAAGCACACTTGAGCCTTGACGGTCTTCAATGTTCAAGTCTTTTTTGGGAGCAATACCACCAATGTCTTCTGTGACATAGCGCGTACCAGCCCTATGACCACGTTTCGCTGTGTTTTCGTAAATAGCTGGGGCAAGACCGCTGGCGCTCATGTAGTCTTCCAGCTTGTTGCCAATGTATGGCGCGGCTTCCCGCGCAATAGCCGAGCCTGTGCGCCCAATGCCGCCAGCGACTGCAAATGGATCAATGCCACCAGACGCCATCTCAGCGCCAAGACGCACGTCGCGCAGTGTTGCGTCACTAGATATTGGCGGACGAATCCCGGTGTCCAGCGCCTTATCTTTTAACCAATCACTTCCGCCAACCGTTTGCCCAACGTCAAACCCCAGCGCTTTCATTAACCCGGCGCTAAGGTCAACTGGTGCGCCAGCAACATCATAGGAAAGATCCCCAAGGCCAGCCAAAATTGCGTTCATTACGTCAATGTTTTCCGGCTTCCGGCGCTTGTCTTTGGCAACAGGTGGCGCAAAAGCCATTGCTTCTGGGTCACTTAAAAAGTCAAGTAGTGTTTTTGCCATAGTACTACCATTTTACCAAAAAAAACGCCAACTGCAATAGCTGGCGTAAGTTGGAGTATTCCAACAAGGAGAATGCTGTTTAGTCTACGCTTTCTTTTGTCAAACGTCTAGCCTGTTCGTTGTAATGTCTGGCGATCTCAATTAGGGCTTCTTTGGTGTACTTCCTTAAAGTATCGTCGGCCTCCAAAAGTTCCAACTGCCTATCACCGATTCGGTCTATTAACCGTTTGCGGTACTCGACGTGGTTGCCTGCCAGCCAGTTGTTGCAATGTTTGCATTGACCGTGGACGTTATCCTCCACAAATCTCATATGAGCCGCAGAGCCTACCGAGCGGTAGTGCCCAGCATCAAATGTGTTTGCCCCACCGTCCAAAGGTTTATCACAGCTTATGCAAGGCTTTCCCACATCCCTTGCCCTGATGTAAGCGTTAAAGGCTGTCTGGGCTTTCTTGACCAGTTGGGGCTTGGTCTGCATAGCGTCCAGCTTTAGCTTGGTTTCTTTCTTTTCAGCCTTGTCTACCACCTGCCTTGCGATTTGCATGGCGCAGGCTGGACTGCATACCTTTTGCATTGGCCTGACAGGAGTGAAAGGCACTTTACATTGCTTGCATTTTTTAGCCATCAACATCTACCCCATTGTTGGCGCACCAAGCCTCAAGCCAAGACACGAACTCAGACGCCTTTTCTTTGCTGAACTTGCGGGTCTGGAAACCAAGTTGGATGACGCCAGTGCCGTCTAGGTTTGGTATCAACTTGCCAGACTCTTGGTTAGACTCGCGCAAGTAGGCATCGACCAGTATGCGTTTCCAATCTTCTTCGTTGTAAACACAATTCAAGTGTTGTGTTTGTTTTGCAACTTTTGCGATGTACTGGTGATAAAGTTTCTCTTGCTGTCTTGTCTTGCTCTCACGCTTAATCTCCAACACCAGCGGTATGCCGCCGTCAAGAGCCTCTTTGATCTTCGGCCACAGTTGGCGCAGTTGAATCAGCGCTTGTTTGCTGTCCTGCAATGTCATTTTCAAATTCGTTCTCCCTAACGGCTGTCATCATCGTGCGGATGGTGTGAGAGTGCCCAGCCCCCCGCTTACTAGCGATGCGGTTCAGCGCCTCTCTTAGCCAAGCGTTGCGCTCGGCTTTGTCTCTGGCGTAAAACATTTGCACCAATTCTCTGGCGGTAGCCATGTCGTCGATTCGCTTTTGCTGGGCGGCAACTTTCTCAAAGTGGGCGCGTTGCTCATCCGTAAATCTCGGCGTAGTCGCCTGTGGCCTTGAGCGCTTCTGTAATAACAAAGGTGCTGTACTCATTTGAACCATCCTTTACTTGGTCAAGAATTTTCCGCGCAATTTCAATGTTCATGCTCTGTCCTTGTATTTTGTGTAACGCCACGCGGTCGCCTCTTTGTCAATACGTTGCCAAACAACCTCTCGCTCGTCCTCAGTCATAAAAACCCAGTTTGCCACTTCGACATAGGTTCTGCCGCAACCTTTACACACTTCGTCATACAGGGTAGTGCATACGGCCACGCATGGTGAATCGGGTCTCATGTGCTCTTCTCCTTATTCGTAGTCACCTGCAAGCGAGTGCATAAGCAACGCCAGCATAAAAACAAACAGTACCGACACACCATATAAAAACCACACCTCCCAAGAGATCAACATATATTTGCTCCTTCAGATATTCGTGCATTTTCTTCTGCCCTTTCCTTTTTTTCTGCCCTTGCTTTTTTGCGCTCCTCTTTCCTGCGCTCGTACTCCATCCGGCGGTCTAAATTGGTTTTACGCGGCTTGGGCTTGTCCAACTTGTCACCAGCGGCGTACACAGGCGTCTGGTAACGTCCCACCGTGTCTTTACGCCAATCACAGATGTGAATCAAGCCTTGACCGTGTAACGCTCTTATCCACCGCCAAGAGGTCAATGTGGCTATCTCCAAAGTGTCAGCCAAGTCATGAGCGCTCATCTGCCTTTCGTAATGCTGAAACAACTTCCACGTTTTCGCCAGCATGATGTGGTCGATTTGAATTAACTTACGCATCGATTACCTTCCCCTTTTTCTGTTTTAGTGTTGCCGCAATGGTGTCCAAGGCTTTGTCAAGCATCGCCAAGGTACACACCTCCATCTGGGCGTCGTGGACTTCGTACCCAACCTTAATGGCCGTCAACTCAACTCCTGTGCAGATGAACCTATTGCTAAACTCAAGAGACCGCTTACAAACGGCGTAGAGGGCGCTAGAGGCGTCTAAAACTAGCTGACGGTACTCTGACCCTACCCCAAGCAAACAAAGCGCCTCAGCGACGTTTATGACCCCAATGATGATGTCAGCCTCTTGGCGTGTTGCCGTGCCCTTGGCCAGCGAGTCCAAGGCACTCATGTTTTTCAGGTGCATGGTGACGTATTCGGACTCTTTAGCTGACACTTTGGTCATGCCTGTGACAAGCCAGTGCATAGTGTCAAGGCGCACACCCTTTGGTTTGTACTTCGAGCGCTTACGCATCTTCGCCTCGATACATTTCAATAAAGTCTTCTTTTGAAATTTCGTTAATCTCTGTAACGTTGTCTGCTAAACATATTGTTGCCCACAATAAAGCGTTTTTTTGATTTTCGTTTAGATTGTCGGTTTCAAAGAATTTATTGATTTTGTCTTTCAAATACAAAGATAAGGCGATTGATTCAATAAATAATTCATCTTGGTTTGACATATTCAAGCCCTTTTAAATGTTTCGTCAATCATTTTCTTAATGTGCTCTGGCATTGGAACGGCTTTCTTCCTGTCAGCCATGATCTGCTTGAGCGCGGCGTCCTGACCCGCTGGTGCTGGCACAGTAGTCCGAGCCACATCGGCCGCGACTTGGGCAAATGATGGTTTCTTCTGCTCAATCCAATCTGCCTTGAGTCCTTGGCTACCACGGGTACACCACTCGATCAGAAACTGTTCAAGAGTCCAACCAATCTTTTCTGCCTCAGACCTTGCACCGTTCACCACCGTGTTGGTCACAGATGACTTCTTGGTCTTGCGTAACTGCAACCAGTCAGACCAGACTTCTTGAGAAACATCAGGTGGGCAAGCAACGCCAGTTGCGCTCTTTTCGGTTTTAGTTTTAGTTTCGGTTACGGTTACGGTTAAAGGTGCATCTGTATGCAACTGCTGTACAACTGTATGTACCTGTACGTCCTTGTCGGTCATTGCCGGGTATTTGCTCTCTTTAGCGCGGGGAACGTTGTCCCACTTCTGCATTTGCAAGTACGGCTTGTTATCCACAATATAACTGTGGACAAGCCCATGCTTAACCAAGTCAGCCAGCAGACTGTCAATGTGTTTTTGTGTGACCGAGTCTTTGATTGGAAAGCAAGCCGCTTTCAGCATGGCTGGACGCGCATCGTAGCGCCCAAAATCGTCCACAGTAACCAGCAGGCGGTAGTACATAACCTCTGCGGCAGAAGACAGTTTGTCGATGGTTTCGCTGTCGCGGATACCAGCTTTTAAATATCGTGTTGGCATATTGCTCACCTTTTCAACGCTCCCTAGAAAAGAAACAACGGCAGGAGAGGGAGGTAACTCCGTTCGGTCTGCTCATGACTTCAGACCTAGCCGCGTTCCAACTAACTATATCACGCTTTTGAGCGCCGTTCAATCTCACGTTGTAAGTACCAAACCGCTTTTTCCAAGTCTTCAATGGCGTCGTTCTTGAGGTCGGCGCGCCAGATGTACTTGACAGCGTTGCCAAGGCAGAAGTTCATGTGCTCGGTTATGTCTATGCACTCAACGTGGCTGGGGTGAGCCATGTAGTGCGCTGGG